GTTAGCAGCGCACCGGAATGAATGACCCCGGCTTGCCTGTCGCTCTTTCCCCTTCCGGCTTCGGAAACTCGACGGGTTAGCAGCGCCCCGGAAGGAAAGACCCCGGCTTGCCTGTCGCTCTTTCCTCTTCCGGCTTCGGAAACTCGACGGGTTAGCAGCGCCCCCGCCCCCAGATCAGGAGCCACCCGCCCAGACCCGATCCAGCCCCAGGTAGATATATCCCAAAATCACTTGGGATAAAGCTTCACCAACCGCACACTTTCACGTCGAACATCTGTGCTATACTTATCCTATCTGACGCGAAAGACGCCAGAAGACTAGCCGAAAAGGGGGAATCAGATGGACAAGCAGACAGCACTCCAACAGGTAGCAATCGAACTGGGGATGAGGGTAATCACCGCGCACTGCATAGCCAAGCAATGCCCAACCCTGGTCGAACTGGGTGAGAGCATCACCGCCCGAATGCACGAAATTGCCCGCGCGTTGGACTTCGACATCGAGCCCGCGATGGAAGGTACAATCGCCAGGGTTTGCGGGTTGAACTGCGCGACTTGCCGCACGCCCATGGCGTAGGCAAAACAAACCCCGGCCTGGACCGCCATCCAAGCCGGGGGTGCCCACCGACCGAAATCAGAAAGGAGACCGATGGACGAGAGACACTTTAACACGATAGGCGAAATCCTGCAAGCACTCGAACGCTACCACGGTACCCCATTTGCCGCCCGCGCCGGCTACATCGGCGGCCACGGTGACGTGATCATAGCCGAACCCGAACACCCAGACGTCGAGGTTGAAATGCTCGTGCCGAACGGTGGATGGGCGATAGGCCGATGGGGCAGGCAGGACTTTGGCCACGTGGACGTCGAGACGACCAGAACGCTACAGGAGGCGCAATGAGCTTCTACGGCCTATCACCCGAAGCCACCAAGGCAAGCGAACGCTCCGCCGGCCGGACCGCCTACTACCGCCAACTCTACGCCGATCAACTGGAGAAAATGCGCCCCGGTCCACGACTGGACGGTCACCTGATCATCGTACCGTCAGAATGGTATCAGCCAGAAGCAGCCGCCTTCTGGAAATCGCAGCAGTTCTACTGGACGGCCGGCCAGTGGCAGCGCGATGTCCGCCGCCGGGCGACTAACGGCGCAATCTACACGCCGGCAGCCTGGCTCCAGGCAGCCCGCAACAAATTCTACGAATTCTGGCCGGGGCTGATGAAAGAGTGCTCAGCCTGTGGCGCAAAGTTCGCGCCGGCCAGCCAATACGATCTAGAGTGTGCAGAATGCAGAAAAGGAGAGAAATGACCGAAATCCGCACGCTAACGATCGGACTAACAGACCGCATGGTCGAACAAACCCGCGCATTCCTCACAGACCACGGCCACAAGCTCAGCACCGCTCAGATACTCGACGCGATCGAAGATGCACTTGCCGGACACCTGGATGACCTCGACGACGACTGGCTCCGGCTACTCAACCACGACAGCAGCATCGGTGGCCGCCTACTCCGATACTAGAGAAAGGAGAGAAATGACTGACCAAACCGTGAAACAAACCGTCATCACGCCCGCCGCCGACAAGACTCACCTCGACCTGGCAGAGTACGGCGACCGCGACCAGGTAGTCGCCCTCGGGAAGCGCCTGCAGACAATGCTCCCCGGCAACCTCACGCTCGACCAGGCCCTGACCGTCGCACAATACGCCTGGCTCATGGATGCCAACTCACTCCGAGGCGAAATCTACCCGGCCACCATCCGGGGCAGGTTCTGCCTGATCGAGGGTTACAAATTGCTTGTTCGCTGGGCCAAGCGCCAATGTCCGTACTCGGAGCGCTTCGAGCCCATGGATCCCCGCGAACTCCCAGAAGACGCCATCGGCGCGCGCTGTTGGATCCTCCGGGAAGATGCCCGGCCCCTACTCCGCGATCTGATCCAAGGCGGAGCCACCTGGCGGGAAGCGTTCGAAATTGCCGCCACATCCGCCATCGGCATAGTCACCAAAGCCGACCGCACGACCAGGGAAGGCAAGCCGATGGATCCACCCGTATCCTGGACCTGGCAGCAGGTCGCGGAGAAGCGCGCACTCAAGAACGCGCTCAACCGCTCGCACGGAGCGCCCAGCCCGCGCGAAATCGCCGCTATGAGCTGGAACGTCAACGGCACGCGCACCATTCAGGCCGACTGGGAAGATTGCTCGCCCGGACTGCCGGCCGAGGCCCGCGAACGGCTGGCAGAACAGAAGGCCCGCGCTCGCCTGGCGCCACCTGATCCACGCACGCCGGAGCAGGTCCTGGCAGCAGGCAACGCCCTGCTGCACCAGTCAGAGCTTCAAATCTGACGAGAAATTCTACTACTACTACCCCAAACCACGCCACGCCTCCGGATCCCGGCACCGTGTGAGGTTTGGTCGGGGTATTAGTAGAAGTTTCATGCCCTCCCCCACCGGAAAATACACCCCGCCCTGGGTAGACCGGTGGGGGAGAGCACCACCCACCCCACGGAGACCACCATGACCGAACAAGACGCCTACCTGCTCGACCAGGCCCAGGGACTCATCGAGACCACCCGCACTGAGGCAATCAACCCCACCTCGGCCATGGACCCCACCCACCTGGACGCGCTCGTGCACCTGGCCCTCATCTCGCAGGTCGAGAGCCAGCGAAAAGCCGTTCTGCAGCTGGCCATCACGACCGCGTACCAACTCGGCCGGCGCCAGGGACGGCACGAAGTACTCAAGGAACGCGCCCGGTGATGCTTTCACCATCCACTCACTCTCCATCCACTGACCACACACCGAACGCTCACCAACTCTTCACTTTATTCGGCGCGATACCTGCTATAATGAGACCAGAATCAAAGACCAGAGAAAGGAGACAGACCAAATGATCGACGAGACCAAGCCCACGATCGCACTCGACCACGACCAGGTAGTCGCCACGATCCTTCAAGGCGACAACTGCAACGGCGCTTACGTCTTGGCAGTCGCACCCGACGGCAGCGACGCCACTGTCAACTGGGCAGAGACCAACCGCCAGTGGGACCCGTGGCCCAACGGCTACCTGATCGCCAGTATCCCCGCCCTGGACCCGGAAGGCTCTGGCAGAGCATCAGAGGACGCCGAGGATATGCTCCGCTGTGCCCTCCGCGCAGACAAATTCCACCACGCCAAGGCCCGCCACGACACCGGCGACATCGGATGGATCGACCTAGCCGAGGAACTGGCGCCCGAGGCCTGGAACACCAATCGCCAGGAGAGCGCCCTGTGGATCGCCAAAGAGTGGCTACGCGCCCTGAACGGCGAGCCCAACGACCTGGACCCGCAGAACAACCAGCCCTGGGGCGACGTCCTCTACGATGACGAAGGCAACTGGGACCCGCGCAACATCAAGCCGCCCGCGACCTTCGAGTGGCAGACTGAGGAGGCCCACGACGACGACGACCGCCTGATCAACCACATGAGCGACCAGCAGAACCCTGACGAACTGACCTACAGCACCCAGCAGCTCAGCGACTAACCACCCACCGCCCGGCCGGGGACTGCTCTCGCCCCCGGCCGGGCACCAGAAACGGAAAGGAGACCAACAGCATGACCACGAAACCGACCGCATCAGACCTGTACGACCGATTCGCCCCGCAGGCCAGCCCGGCCGACATCCTGGCGATGCCCCTCAGCGAACTCACCGGGCAGGTGCGCAACCTTCGCACTCCCGCGCAAACCGAGCCCAGCCCAGACCTGGCAGACCTCACCGATACCGACATCGCCATCGCAGTCCAGGCCCACGCCGCCCGGCAGATCCCGCCCGCTCAGTTCACCAACGACGACGTCCGCGACGCCTATTTCACCGACCACTGCCAGGACATCGCCGACGCCCAACACACCAAGCCCGAAACGATCGTAACCGCCGATCTCATAGCATACGACGACGACAACCAGATCGACCAGGCAGACACCGCCAGCATGCGCCAGGAAGAACTCAACCACTTCCACAACGGCCAGCGCATTCTCGAAACCGCCCGTCTCGTCATCGGCCGCCGCTACGTACCCGGCACCGCTAAGAACCCTCTCCAGTCACCCGACGCGCCGACAATCATCGTCAGCGCCGGCCACATCGCCACCGCCGAGGCCGTGCGCCAGGTCACGCTCCACCGCAAGTAGCATCCCGCCCGGGGCACCGACCGCCCCGGGCAATCCGGCAAACCTCCCCGCCGCTCGTGGAGCCGGGTAAGCGCCGCGAGGCGCAGGCGACGGGGAAGAAAGGAGACAGCGCATGAACACCTACTACAAATGTCGCAATTGCAACCAGGTCGTCCACGGATTCGAAGCCTCCCAGCACGTAGCCTGCTGCGACCATCCAGACTACGAAGAGCTCCAGCCCGAGGACGAAACCCAAGTGACCATTCAGCAGCTAGCAGCGCAAGCACTCATCCAGTACCGTACACTCAAGGCCGATCAGGACCGCCAACACGACGAAAAGGCCGCCCAGGCCGCCGTCGACCTGGCCAAGCGAGTGCTCGGCATCGAAGTCACCGCCGACGCCGCTAACGGAGCCGCCACACTCGACGGCCTCACATTCCGCAGCCGCCACGACCCGGAAAGCATGGCCGATTACCTCGAAGTCACCGCCGACGGCTGGGGCGCGTGGGAATGCGTCTGCGACCTCGCCGGACTCGGCAAGGTCCTCGAGCGCCCGCCCCAGCGCGACACCCACGAGTATGCCCCCGGCGGCCACGAACCCGAGCCACCCGAGCGCATCGCGCAGGCGCTCGAACTGATCGCCAAAATACTCAACCACATCGACGTCACCCTCCAGTGCTCCAAAAACTACATGCCCTAGCACCCAGCACCCCGGGCCGGCACCACGCCGGCCCGGGCAGCAGCAAACACCACAAAGGAGCAAAATGCAAGTCAAACGATCCAAGTCCGGCCTCCCAACCCTCACCGAGTGCGGCGGAGGCGCTACCAGCACCGGCAGTGCCCAGATCATCGCAGGCACCGACGGCCGGCCGGTCAAGCCTCAGTTCATTCCCCGTGGATACTCCAACGGTGATCATGCTACCTTCGTCATCGAGCCCGGCATGCACGTGGTCGAAGCCAGCCACGACCGCCACGGCGAACGCGCCACCGTCCACCGGATCGCCCGCATCAACGGCGACGAGGCCGTCCTCGAAACCGTAGCCGAGTACGAGAACGGCGACGGCAACGTCCCGCCTTCGCTCCAGGACGCAGTGGATGCAGCCATCGCGAAGGCCCACCACTACCACTGCCGCGACGTCCACTTCGCCGCATAGAGCATTCTGCCCCCGGGCCGGCACCACGCCGGCCCGGGCAGCACAAGAAAGCAGACCATGACCACCTACAAGATAGGACTCATGAGCAACGACACGCACAAGATCGTCGCCACGCTCCACGGCAGCGAAACCGAGGACCGCAACCTGGCGTATGAAAACGCCATCAGGTACAACCAAGACCTCGACCACCGCCCCGACCACTGCCGCTACGTCGTGGTCGAGCTCCCCGACAAGCCCACCGGCACCTTCCGGTGTCTCGCCTGCGGCAGAACCTGGCAAGGCCACGAGCTCTACCAGGACCCGACCAAAACCATCACCACCTGGACGTGTGGTGACCTCACCTGTGGCGCCATCGTCGAACCAGTCCCGCCCGCCAACAAGAAAGGAGACACCAATGCCTGACAGGAAAACGCCCGAGCACCGCCTCTCTGCTGCTTACCGCTGCGCATACCACGACCTCCGCTGCAACACCTCCCATGGCTATCCCCACATCAAGGCAACCAACAGACCTGCAGCCGTACGCGCCATCACCCGCATGGACCTGGCCCGCCGCCTCTACTGGCGCCGCACACACCGCCACATCGACCAAGGAGCCGCCAATGACTAACAACTACAACCGCCTATCGGACCGCGAACGGCTAGAGGCCGGCCACAGCGCGCCATGCGCCATCTGCGGAAAGGTCATCCAGCCCGCCCGCCAAACCCACACCGTCGTGCCGGGCGAGACGATCCTGCTCGTGCAGAAAATCGCCCGCCTGCCCTTTGACACCATGCCCACACCACACGACGCCGTGATCTGCGCCTTCTGCCAAGACCCCGCGCGCAGAGATCCAACCAATGACTTCAGGCGCCCAGACAAGGCGAGTGCGTACGAACACGCGCTCAAGCACGCCAGGCAACTGCCGGACGCGGTCCTGACGCCACCCGAGCCAACCCAAGGCGAGACTCCGGACACCACCGGCATCGAGCACGTGCAGAACAAGGTCCAAACCACGTACCCAAATATGTTGGCGCTCCACGCCGGCCAGGTGGCCGCCAAGGCGCTCAGGGTCGAGCGCGGCCGACGTCGCGCCCTCGCTGCTATAGCAATCCCACACCAGCAGGCCGCCGACAACGACCAGGACGAGGAGCAGCACAAGGACGCCGCCTGATGCTCTACATCCTCGACGCCGACGGCACCGTCACACCCCTCCGCGGGTCCAGCACCGCGCCATTCACCCGGGAACTCCTGCCGGGCGTAGCCGAGAAATGCGCCCGCCTCCGCGCCCAGAGCCACACCCTGGCCCTGGCCAGCAACCAAGGCGGAGCCCGCCCAGGGCGCCCCGGCCGGCGCACCATCGGCGAGGTCCTCGCCCAGCTGCGCTGGACCACCCGCGCCATCGGCGCAGCCACCTTCCGCTTCGCCATCAACGGCGCCAGGTACAAGCCCAGCCCGGCCATGATCCACGAGATCACGGCAGCACTCGGCTTCGAAGCCTGGCACGTCACCTACGTCGGCGATCAGGAAAGCGACCACCTGGCTGCCATCAAGGCCGGCGTCAGGTTTATCTACGCACAAGAGTTTTTTGGAAAGGGGTAAACCACCAATGACCATTGAGCAAGCAATCAAGAACTGGCTTTGCAGCCAGGGCATGTCCAACAGCCAGGCCGCCGCTGTCATCGAAATGATGAAGGCAGATGAAGATAACAAGTCGATGCAGAACCGGTGGGACACCATGGTAGAGGACTACACCGACATCGTCATGATAATTCTGCTTGACTCCGCGAAGCAGACGGCCCTAGAATACATCGACGCGAACTGCCCACGCGCGTTCTTCCGCTCCCTGTTCGCAGAATAGCAACCAGCAAGGAGTAAACCACCAATGAAAACGCTCTCCGCACAAAAGCCAACTATCACCACCAGCGACGTCCTGGCCGCCAAGACCGCCACCGCCATAGACTGGGCAGCGGATCAGGACGGCACCACCCCCACCGAAATGCTCGACCACCTGTTCGATTACGTCCAGGACACCCACATCCGCACAGACCTCACCGCCAAGAAACGCGAACTCTACGCACGAGGCACCAAGATCCTCCAAACCCACTGCCTGGTCAGCTCCACAGACGCCAATCGCATCCGCAGAACCGACGCGCCCCTCATCCGCACGGGCCGCCTCGGTCCCGACCTGTACATTTTCGCCACCCTGTGGCCCATCGGAGAGAATCCGTGAAATACCTTGTCGGCCTCAGCGGCGGCAAAGACAGCACCGCAGTCATGCTCTGGGTGATCCACGAAAGCGAGTACTCACCCGCCGACGTCATCTTCAACTTCACAGACGGCCACAACGAAGCACAATGCACTTACGATTACATCTCCTACCTGTCCGCCTACGCAGAGCAACACGGCTACTCCCCCATCCACTGGCTAGCACCCGATCTCGACTTCTGGCAACTAGCCCGCAAAAAGCAACGGTTTCCATCCATCAAGGCGAGATTCTGCACCCAGCACCTCAAGATAAAGCCACTGCAAGCCTTCATCGCTACCATCAGCGACCAAGTGGTATCCATCTCCGGCGTACGCGCCGACGAGAGTGCCGCACGATCCCAACTGCCAGAACGCGCCTTCAACGCCGCCGGGTACCAGGTCTTCCGCCCCATCCTCGCATGGTCCGAGGCCCACGTATTCGCGTACCTCCGCCGCTGGAACGTACCACGCAACCCACTCTATGACCTGGGTTTCTCCCGGGTTGGCTGCTTCCCGTGTGTCAATGCCCGTAAGAAACAGATCCGCCTCATCGCTACGCACTTCCCAGAGGTCATAGACAAGATACGCCAGGCTGAACGAGACGGCCACACATTCTTCGCCCGCACCTACGTCCCAAAGGCACATAGACACTCCATTTTCCAGAACACCAACGGCCGCTGGGAGGTCCCCGCGATCGACGACGTAGTCCGGTGGTCCTTCACCACGCGCGGCGGAAAGCAATACGCCCTACCACAAGACCTCCAAACCCTGGCCGCACTCGACAGGCTAAAGCCCACACCCACGGCCCCCATCCCCGCGTCATAACCCCCGCATCTCTCCCGCAAGCGGCCCGCCTCCCCAGGGTGAGCCGCTTCTTTTTTTCCCTCCGATCTGCGTTCATCCGCGTTTTTCTGCGTTCATCTGCGTTCGTACCTTTGTTTTCCACAATTTGCCACTTCCGAACACCCGTGCTATACTCGCACTCACAACTCAATATCGCTATCCCTGCCCCGCAAATGCTTTCAAGCCCATCTGGGGAAATGGCAGGGATAGCGAGCCCATAAAGGAGCGGCCACCTTCAGGTGTGCCGCTCCTCTCTTTTGAGGATGACTGGCGTGGCCGCTCGTCACCTCGGAGGGGAGGAGCGGCCCACTCGAAACAGCCGCTCCTCACATTCTAAGGAGGCACACGTGAACCCTGAAGATTTCGTCATCGGCGGAGTACAACTGCTCCTCTTGGTCCCCGGCATCGTCGAACTGCTCAAGGCGTGGTTCAAGCTGTCCGGAAGAGTCGCCGAATTCACCACCATCCTGCTGGGCGCCTTTTTCATCGTCCTGGCCCAACTCTTCACCTCCGGTTTCTTCCCGGCGCCGTGGGACTTTATCATCAAGTCCGTCATCGTCGCCCTGGCCGCCGTCCTGGCGATCCCCGGCTACTACAAATTGGTGAAGCGCGCTGCCGGGTGGGTGAAGTCGTAAGCCGTGGATGAAAGCCCCTACAAACGCTTTACCCGAAAACTCTACGATGCCACCATCATCCCCATCCGGAGCGTCATCTACCGCGCCGCCTTCGCCCTCGCCCGCTGGACCGCCATCGAGCGCCACCCGAAACCGACGCGCGCGCAAAGGCGTACGATGCCAGCATACCTCCGCACGAGGCCGGCCCTGTTCGGCCTGGGCGGTCCGCGGGACAGACCCGCCACTGTGCGCGGCCCACGGCGGGGGGAAGAGCCGGGTGGGGGCACCGGCGAACAACAAGAATGCTCAGACACACGGCCTATACTCGACGGACCCGAACGAACCCAGCCCCGACAGTCTGCAGGAGATCCTGGACAGGCTAAAGAAACGCCTGGCACGCTTGGAGAGATACCTCGATGACAACTGGGACGACCTCGAACCCGATCAGATCACCAGGATTACAGCACAGCAAGGCCAGACCGCCTCGCGCATCGCGCGCATCGAGCGCGACCTGCGCAAGACCGGGGCCGAACAGGGCGAGGAAGACGACTTCACCCGAGCCATCAACGAGGCCCTCGACCGGCTGGGCGCCGAATGGGGGATAACACTGTAAGTGACGTCAATAGACGACCGTCCATTCACACCTGAACTGGCGATCCAGTTCTTGAAGCACATTGAAATTTTCTCCGACGTGATCCTCCGCCGCAAGCTGCGCAAGTACCAGGAGGAGCCGGCCCAGGCCATCATCGACAGCGTACTCAGACAGAAAGGCCTCACGTTCGCGATCATGATGAGCCGCCAGGCCGGCAAGAACGAGCTCTCCAGCCACGTGGAGGCGTACCTGCTCCACCTGTTCTCACGCCGAGGCGGCCAGATCGTCAAAGCGTCACCCACCTTCAAGCCGCAAACCACCAACTCCATCATGCGCCTGGCCGACCGCCTCGACACCACGTGGAAGCACCGCTTCGGCAGAGCCCACCGTCGCGAGGGCTACATGGTCGACCTCAAGAAGGCCCGCGCGCTGTTCTTCTCCGCGGATCCACACTCAAACGTGGTTGGCGCTACGGCCGACGTGCTTCTCGAGTGCGACGAGGCCCAGGACGTCAGGGCCGACAAGTGGCAGAAGGACTTCCGCCCCATGGCGGCCAGCACGAACGCGACCACGGTTTTGTGGGGCACCGCGTGGACCAGCGAAACACTCCTGGCCCAGAGCATCGCGCAGTTACGCCACCTGGAAGCCCGAGACGGCCAGAAACGCGTCTTTCTGTACGACGCCGACGTCGTCGGTGCGGAGGTTCCCAGCTACGACGTGTACGTAAAGAGCGAGGTCGCCCGCCTCGGACGTAATCACCCCCTGATAAAAACCCAATACTACCTGGAGGAGATCGACGCCCAAGGCGGACTTTTCCCGGAACTGCGAAGGGCGTTAATGCGGGGCGATCACGAGCGAAAGCACCAACCGTCACCTGGTGCCCGCTACGCCCTGCTGATCGACGTAGCAGGCGAGGACGAAACCGCCGGCGATGCCATGAGCCGCATGATGATGGAGAATCCGAAACGGGACGCCACCGCACTGACCGTGGTCGAGGTCCAAACCGAGTTCGGACGGCTGCCGACGTACAGGTGCGTAGACCGCAAGCTGTGGCTGGGAGTAAAGCACACGAGCCTATTCGACCAGATCCTGGCACTGGCACGGCATTGGCATGCGGTGTGGATTCTGGCCGACAACACCGGGGTCGGGGCCGGCCTGGCGAGCTTCCTGGAGCGCGCCCTGGGCGAGAAACTCGTCAAGGTCACGTTCTCTGAGAGCCTCAAGAGCAAACTGGGCTGGGATTTCGTCTCAGTCGTGGAAACTGGGCGCTACAGAGACTACGTAGACGACGAGCAGCCGGACACACGCCAATTCTGGTACGAGGTCGCGAGTTGTCAGTACGAAGTGAGGCAGGGACAAACCCAGATGATCAGGTGGGGCGTCTGGGAATCGCCCGCCTACGACGGCCTGATCGCTTACGGACACGACGACCTCCTAATCAGCGCAGCGATGACCGCAATGCTGGACCAGCAACCATGGCCGGGCACGGGACAATCAGCAGTCGTGGAGACACAAGACGTACTACGAAAGATAGACGAGGAAGGTGAATGGTAGATCAACTTACCTACGAACAAGCAACCGAATGGTGCGAACGCCGGCAGGTCACCGTGTCATTCCTACGCATTCACGGACGCGCCCGAGTGCAAATCCGCTTCGATGCAGCCATCATCGTCGAACGCGACACGTTCCTGCAGGCGGTCCGAGCCGCCCAACTCATAGAGGACCGCCAGCCAAAATGACACACGCCGCAACACTCGAAATAACTATCCCGCAACTGGCCGCCCTGCTGGGCATCTCGCTCACCATCACCGACGTCGAGGTAGACCCCATGACCGGCACCGTCACCGTCACGTTCAACGATCCACGCCTGGTCATGGTACCCGAAGGAGCCACACCGCCCAAGATAAACTTCGACGACCTCACCAGCCTCGCGACCCGCGGAGAACTGCGACCACCCAAGAAACCACAACCACCCAAGCCGCCACTCCACAAGTCTGCCTATCACCCGGAGCCATCCTACGCCACCCAAATGCGCACCGGAAGGCTGCTCGCATGGCCCTGGCGTGACGAATCGGTGCACACCTAAGGTGAGACTTTGGTGAAGAATAAGTGAGCGTTCGGTGAACAGTTTACTTCCGACTAGATATATTATGTTCACTAGCACCAAACTTGACATTATTTGAGAGGCTTTCATGCCAACACGCAAACCCACACCCAACCAGCAAAGAGCCAATGGCCAAGGCCTCGACGTGATCGTCGGCCTGCAGATCCTACAGCACACATCCACCGACGCCGCCGCCCTCGTCATCCTCAAGGCCGCCATCCAGGAGATCCTGACCCTGCGCGCCCAAATCACCACGATCGTCGAACACCTGCAAGCCGGCCTGGAGGAGAAGCGGCGCGAGGAGGCGCAACTTCAGAAAGCCGCCACCGACCTCCAGGCAAAGCGGGAACAGCACGCAGCAGAACAGCACAAGTAATGAGCGTACGCGAACGCCTCGCCCGCCGCCTCTTCGGCGACATCATAGACAAAGCCGTCACCGCCGCGGTCACCGCACGCGTGGACGACTCGCGTGGCTGGCAGCAGATCGGCGGGGACATCGGCGCTACAGACAGACCCTGGGGCGAGCGGTTCGAGGATTTGACCGACGTCCTGGAGGCCTGGCAGAAAAATTTCCTCGTGAGACGGCTCGTCACCCTCACCCGCTCGTATGTCGTCGGCCGTGGCATCACTGTATCGAGCGCCATCGGGGAAGTAAACCAGTTCGCCCAGGCATTTTGGAATCATCCCAAGAACCAAATCACCCGCCGGCTGGGGCCCTTGTGCGACGAGCTCACCCGCGCCGGTGAGGTGTTCCCAGTCCTGTTCACCAATCACGCCGACGGCATGTCTTACGCGCGCTTTCCCGCCGTCGCCGTGCAGGTGCGCGAGATCCACACAGATCCGGACGACTACGAAACAGAACTCGAATACGGCCAAACCCAGGGCACCACCATCGACCTCAAATGGTGGATGGGCCCCGGGCACAAGAAAGCCTTCGGCCGGCTACGAGGCGCGCCCGGCGGCCACCTCGATCCCCTCATGCTCCACTGGGCCGTGAACAGGCCGCTAGGAGCCATCAGGGGCGAGGGAGATCTCGGACCCGTCCTCCCGTGGGCCAAACGCTACTCAGAATGGCTTAGAGACCGCGTCAGGCTCAACCGCTACCGCACCCGCCACGGCGTCATGGACATCGAACTATCAGACGACTCCCTGGTCCAGGAAAAGCGCGCCCAACTCGCCACGTCCAACCCACTAGAGCACGGCATCTACGTCCATGGCGCCGGCGAGAAGGTGGACCTCAAGGCCCTAGAAATCGGGGCCTCCGAGGCCGCAGACGACGGCCTGGCCCTGCGCCTGGCCATCGCCGCCGGCGCAAACGTGGCCCTTCACTACCTGGGCGAGGGCGGCAGCGTCAACTACGCCACCGCGAAAGAAATGGGCGAGCCAACCGCGCTCTTCTACACCCAACGCCAGGGCGACCTCTGCCACTACCTGACGGACCTGGTCGCCACCGCCTACAAGCGCGCCGCCGCACTCGGGCACGCCACGATGCCCGCAGACGGCAACCTACAGCTCAGCGCTGCCACGTTCGAGGTCGCCCGCGCCGACAACCTACAACTGGCCCAGGCGGCCCTCTCGATCGTGCAAGCACTGCAGATCGCCTACGATCAGGGCTGGGTGGACTCGGAGACCGCCATACAACTCGCATTCAAGTTCGCCGGGGAAACACTGACCCCGGATCAGATAAAGAAAATCCTCCAGGGCGACGTCCCACCAGGAGACACACTATGAATCCATCCGCGTTCATCTGCGTTCCCATCCGGAGGCCACCATGGCACTGACACATAACTCCAACGTAGCCGACAGCGAACCGACCTGGTCGGAAGTAGACAAGAACAACCTGCCTAACAGCGCCTTCGCCGATCGCGAAGCACGCCGCTACCCGCACCACTGGGTACAGAACGGCGGCGATCCGGACGACGACGGCAGGTACACCACGGGCATGATGTACTTGCACGAGGGCGGGCTGAACGCCGCATGGTCCGCCGCCCAGGGCGGCAGGTCGGGCGAGGCGGCGTCGAACGAGATAAAGAGCCACCTGCAGACGCATCGAAAGGCACTTGGCAAAGAGGACACCACTCCTGCCCAGGTGGCCACCGGTCACGTCCTCCTTCAACCACTCAACCGCGAAACGCTCTCCGGACGCCGCGAGTACGACTGCGTGTTCATGCAAGCCGGCCGGGTTAAACAAGCCGACCAGAACCCCGCCCCCTGGCTCCTGCCACCCGCGGTCATCCAAAAATCCGCCCACCTCTTCAACAGCGCAGCCACGTACGTCGACCACCCGGACCTCTTCGGCTTCGGCTGGAGAGACGACCCGAAAGTCCGGCACCTGGCCGGCGTCACTTTCAACGCACGCTGGTCCGACGAACTGCAAGCGGCCGTCGGCGGAATCAGGCTATACGACGAGCAGCCAGCGTCCCCGGGCGCGTTCATCGGCGCCCTGCTCGACCAGGTGCTATCCGACCAGGCCCGGGGCCTGGAAGTACCTAAGATCGGCCTGTCTGCCGCGTTCTTTCAGACCTGCCACCTCGACGACACCGAGGGCATACGAATCACCGACGAGATCCACTACGTCGAATCCGTCGATTTCGTGTACGACGCCGGCGCCGGCGGCTACGTCCGCGCCGCATTATCAGCCAGCGGCTGGGGCCAGGAGCCCCGCCGCGTCTATCCAGTAGGAGGTACCATGCCCCACGAAGCACCACTACCACAGCCGGCCCCCGCCGCTGAACTCATCGCACCGCCGGCACCGGTCACCCCGCCCGCGCCTGACCCAACCGCAGACGCGCAGATCCAACTTCTCCAGGCCATCTCCGCACGCCTGGAGACCCTATCCACCCAGATCCAAGCGCCACGAGCCATTCCTACGCCCGAACCGCCCCCGGCGCCCGCGGATCTCGTCACCCCCGCCCTGAAAGCCCGCATGGACACCATGGAGGAAGCCACCAGGCAACTCGCCGCCCTCCTCGTCCAACAAGGCGAGGGCGCCACCATCCAGGGCGCAGGGCAGCCACCGGTGCTCACCGCAACGCGCACCGGTACCGACGACATCACCCTGGCCTTCGAAGCGCTACTCGAGGGGCGACGCCCGCCCAACGGCATCCGGCCACTCAGCGGGATCCGCGAGATGTACCACCTGCTCAGCGGGGACTTCGAGATGACCGGCATCTACCAGCCGGACCGCGTCTACCTCGCCAACGTCACGTCTTCCACCATGGCCACCATCTGCGCCAACGTACTCAACAAGGCTGTCGTCCGTGAGTTCCAGGTGTACCCGCACTGGTGGGAGCCGGCCGTCACCATCGTCAGCCTGAGCAACTTCCAGGCTGTGCGCTGGGTCACGCTCGGCGGAGTGGGCGAGCTGCCCACAGTGGCCGAAGGCGCCGCGTACACTGAGCTCACCTGGGACGACGCGTACGAAACCGCCACGCCCGTGAAGAAGGGTGGCTACCTGGGGTTGACCATGGAAGCCATCGACAAGGACGACACCGGCCGCATCGCCGCCGCACCGCGCGCCCTGGCACAAGCCGCCTGGCTCACGCTCGGCAAAGCCATCTCCGACATCGTGTTCACCACCGCTTCCAGCGGCCACACGTGCGTCGACACCGGCCGTCTCTTCAACTCCACCGCGGTCTCCAGCACCGGAGGCCACGCGAACCTCGGTTCCACCGCTTTCTCGCTCACATCATGGAGAGCCACACAGATCCTCATGATGAAGCAAACCGAGCTGAACAGCGGCGAGCGCCTGGCGGCCCTCGTCCGCCCCCGCCTGATATGGGTGCCCATCGACCTGGAGGCCATCGCCCTACGCACCCTGGCCACAGAGGAGGACCCAGGCAGCGGCGACTACAACGTGAACGTAGACGCCGAGGGCGAGACGCGCACGGCCCGGCTCGCAGAAGCACGCCGGCGCGTCATCACGTCGCCATTCACCACCGACGCAACGGACTGGGCCGCGCAGGCCGACCCACAGCTGTACCCGTCCATCGGCGTGGGTTTCCGCTACGGAGAGGTCCCCGAGATCTTCAGTGTAGCCGACCCGCTAGGCGGGTTGATGTTCACCAACGACACGCTGCCGATCAAAGTGCGGTACGTGATCGCCGTGGGCCCGACCGACTGGCGCGGCCTGTACAAACACGAAGTCTCCGGCTAACCCGGACCTGGAGGTATGACAATGCAACGCATCTTTACCCTGAGCTTCTGCGTACCGGGCACGCTGGGCGCTAACGTCCTGTTCTACTGGAAGGCCCCCTTCGACTGCACGATCCTCCACGTCAGCGCGGTCGCGTCCAACGACTCCGACGCCACGATCAAGATCGGAGACTCCGCCGACAGCGGCAACGACGATTACCTGGCCGCCGCCGTAATCGGTGACTCAGCCGTACCCGCGGAGTTTGCGCGCACCGACTTCGTCGGCGATCAGTACCCGCGTATCCACGACGGAGACATCACGTACGTGACCGTAGATTACGACGGCGCCAGCGGCACCGCAGCCGCCGACCTGACCGTCGTCCTGACCCTGGCGGAGGGCTAACATGGACAGAATCTTCACCATCGCCCTCCACGTGACCGGCACCATGACGGCCGACCTGGACGCCCGCTGGACCGCACCGTGCGACTGCCAGCTGATCCACGTCAGCGCCGTCAATACCGCGGCGTACGCTGCCGGCCTAAGCATAGGCACGAGCGTCAGCGGCACTGCCTATCTCGCCAAGTGCGACACCGGCGTCAGCAGCGTACCGGTCGAGAAAACGAGGACCGACTTCGTCGGCGACCAGTACCCGCACGTCCCGGACGGCACCATCGTGGTCGTCGGCGTAGACTACAATTACAACGGCGGCGGCGCCGCCCAGTCGTCCGCCGACCTGACCGTCGTCTTGACCTTCACGGAGGGCTGAGGCCACGTGAGGCTCATTTCTCCTCCTTTGGCCGGGGAGCGGGCCTAGCCCGCCCGCTCCCCTCCAGGAGGAAAGGAGCACATCATGGACCTAAACCTGAACGACCCCCGGGCGCAGGCCGCCATCGCCGCGCTCGGCATCGTGCTGCCCATCTACCGCGCCGAAATCGCGGACGACGGCAGCATCGGCTTCTACGTCTACGGCGGCCACCTGATCACCTGGTCACCGCCCAAACCGAAACCCGCGCCACGTCGCGTAGAACCGGCTTCGGCCGTCGCCCAACGCACGACCATACCGACAGTGAGCGTACCCGGCGGCCCTACGGCACAACCACCCGCCCCGAGGCGCAAACCCGCCCCCAAGAAGGAGGCTCCCAGTGAACCAATTCGGTAGACACACACTCAAGATGCTCGCCCTCATCAGCATCATCGCCCTCATCGTCTCCACCATCGTCGTCGGCTGCGGGAGGCGACAGCCCGTCACCATCGAAGACGTCCCACCCGACCAGATCGTCGCCCTCGGAGTGACGCATTTCTCCGGAATGGACATCACAGGCACAGAGACCGACGAATTTGTCGTAGATCAGACGTCCAGCGGCGACATCGTCGAGTTCCAAGACAACGACTCCACCGTCTGGCGCCTGGCCGACGGCGGCACGATCACGCACGCCGGCGCAAACAACATGACCGGCGACCTCGCCGTCACCGGCGACATCAGCGTCGTCACCGGCGACCTCAAAGTAGGAAACGCCAACCCATCCGTCACACTCAATGGCGAGGACGCGTTCGTCGAGGGCACCCTCGAGGTCGCCGGGCAGAGCACCTTCTCCACCACCATCAACCTCCAGAACGGTGAGACCATCGTGAACTCCACCAACGGCACCATCGCTCTATCCGGAGCACTCGACGTGCAAGGGGGAGAGATCACCTTGTCCAACGACGAGACGATCGGTAACCTCACGAACGGCACCGTCGCCATCACCGGGACCACGATCAGCGCACGGGGCAACCTCGCCACCACCGGGTCTCTCGACGTCCAGGGAGGGGACATCACCCTCCAAAACGACGAGACCATCGGCAACGGGACGAACGGAACCATCGCCATGACAGTAGCAGCCGACGGCACCGTCAACGTCCTCACGGGCAGCCTCAAAGTAGGAAACGGCAGCAACTCCGTGGCCCTGAACGGGGAGGACGCGTTCGTCGAGGGAACCCTGGAAGTCGGCGGACAGAG